GGTATAGAACAAGAATATGTTTTTATGAATCCCGAAACAAAAAGACCATTTGGTTGGCCTGAAACTGGATTCCCCGACCCACAAGGTAGATATTATTGTGGTGTTGGTGGGGATGTTGTTCGTCTTCGTGGTATTGTGGAAGAACATGCAATGATGTGTCTAAGTTTAGGAATTCCTATATGTGGAACAAATGCAGAAGTAATGCTTTCACAATGGGAGTATCAAATAGGAACGGCTGGCCCCGTTGATGTCTGTGATGACATTTGGATTGCACGACACATATTAGAGATGATTTCTGAACGAGCAGGTGTCTGTGTAAGTCTTGACCCAAAACCGATTCAAGGTGATTGGAATGGTTCTGGCGCACATATTAATTTTTCAACTGCAAGACTCAGAGAAGAAGGCGGGAAACAATATATTACACATATTATTAAAAAGCTAATGGATTCACACGAAGAACATATTGATGAATATGGTCGGGGGAATGAACAAAGACTCACAGGAGAACACGAAACACAACACATTGATGTTTTCTCTTCTGGAGATTCAGATAGAGGTGCTTCGATTCGCATTCCTCCTGTCACTGCTCAAACATACAAGGGATATCTCGAAGACCGAAGGCCTGCGGCCAACATGAATCCATATTGTGCAGTTTCAAAACTAATGGAAACTGTATGTAAGGCTACAACAATGGTGGTGTGTTAATTGAACAAAAAAGAAATTAAAAAAACATTTGAGAGTTTATTGCAATACGGTTGGATGTGGGGCCGGCCCAAACATATAAAAGATTGGGACTTGCTTCACAAATTCTATAAAGAAGAATTGAATAACGGCAAAGACTTTAAACCAGACGAATCGAATAAGGCAAATGCATATGAAAATTGATTGGTTGGGCAAATTACTATTATGGTGGAATCGGAGAAAGAAGAGATGAAAGTATTAGATGCCGGACATGTAGAACTTGTTGACCATATGGGAAGTGATTTGACTGTAGCGAATGCTGCAAGAGTCTCTTTTGATAACGAAAGTAAATGGGGACATATTGACGGACATGGCCACGGTGTATTGTCCGAAAGAGATATAAAACTTATTCGTTATCTTGCAAAGCACAATCACTGGACACCATTTGCACATCCACAAATTACTCTACGAATCAAAGCACCAGTTTCAATCCGAACACAATGTTTTAAACACAAACAGGGATTTGTAGAAAATGAAGTTAGTAGAAGATATGTGGACAACCCACCAGAGTTTTACCATCCAAAATGGAGACATAAACCAGACGGTAATGCCAAACAAGGCAGTGATGGTTGGTTAGAATGTGTTGATGGTGGTGGAGAAACTTCTGGGGGATTTGCAACGCACCCTCTTTATGAATCATACAAACATTTGATGAATAATGCACTAAGAACATATGAAGAATTGCTTACATCGAATGTTGCACCAGAACAAGCACGGTTCTGTTTACCACAAGGAATGTATACGGAATGGTATTGGACGGGTTCGCTGGCCGCATATGCAAGATTTTACAAACAACGAATTGATGATCATGCACAATGGGAAATTCGGCAATATGCTGAAGCAGTTGGAAAAATCATTCAACCATTGTTTCCTGTTTCGTGGACTCAATTAACTGAAGAACCTAAATAATAGTAACCACATTATTTTGGAGTAATTACAATGTTGCGATTTACAGATTACAATGAACCCCCAACACAATACGATGATTGGGGCCCAAACTCAGACAATCAAAACCTCATCTCCGAGGCAGGTCTTTCCCGACTCATGCGTAAGTATGAATCAGGGGGAGACTTTGCGATCATTACGGCATACCGAGGCAACTATAGTAAGAAACAAAATATTCAACGAAATAGAAATCTCCGTGGGGAATTGAACAATAATAAGTTAGGCCCATATCAACTTGTTGGTCATTGGCAAGAGTGTGAATTAGAAGATGTCCCATACGAATCTTGTCCAGCAGACAAACTTAAAGATGTTGTTGAACGGTCATATTTTGTTCCAAAGAGAGAAGACATGGACAGTTCTGAGTTTGAAGATATTATCAAAAATCTGTGTAAGAAATTCCAGCAAGATGGAGCAGTCATAGGTCAAAAAGGTAATATCCAAATTATAGAACCCAGCGGAACTAAATTTAAAATTGGGGCTGGAGTTTCATTAGGAAAGATAGCGCAAGGTTATAGTCAACATGTTAAGAAGATGAATGTTCCATTCACATTTGAAGGTGTTGAGGTGCCAGGTTCTAGTATAGGTAATCGAGTGATGAAATCACATGGTATTCTATTTCCTATTCTTAATGAAGAAGAAACTAAGTCACTAAAATCTTGGGAAGATATTTTAAATGGTTGATAGGTTTCAAAGGTTTGATGGTAATGCGAATTTATTCTCTAATGTACACGAATACGGAGATGAGTTTGTTCTATTAAGAACTCTTGATGATTATTCTGCATCATCAACCTTTATCTTCACAGAAGATGTTACAAATATTCATAAGACTATTCAAATAGGAACTGGAAACAATTCTATTGTATTGATGGATTCCTATGGTATGGATGTCAAATTGACAGGTGATTCCGATCAAATTAATTCATATTTTGATTCTGTATCAGCGAAACCTATAGTTGAAGAAACAGCAAAAGAAGAAGCAAACAATATTATTGAATATGTTACAGGGCCAGCTGGGCCGGCTGGGATCAAAGGTGATCAAGGTTATGCAGGGGCAGATGGTATAGATGGTCGAGATGGAGATATTGGGCCACAAGGTTTGCAAGGTGAGTCGGGTAAAGACGGCCAAGATGGGGCAGATGGTAAAGATGGAATCAATGGCCGAGATGGACTCGATGGTGCAACAGGAATTCAGGGCGAACAAGGCCCTCAAGGAATACGAGGAACTCAAGGCGAACAAGGTCTTCAAGGTGAACAGGGTCTTCAGGGGCCTCAAGGTGAACAGGGTACTCACGGTCGCCAAGGAATACAAGGCCCACAAGGCCCACAGGGTGAACAGGGACTTGCGGGCAAAGATGGTCAAGATGGTAAAGACGGACTTGCTGGTAGAGATGGAGTCAATGGTGTGGATGGTCGAGACGGCCAAGACGGTGTTGGTGGTCTTCAAGGCGAACAAGGCCCAATCGGACTTCAAGGTGAACAAGGACTTCAAGGTGATACAGGGGACTCAGGCATCGCCACAGCAACTTATCCCCTACAAATTAAAGAAGATGGAATTCTATCCCTCGATAAAAAATTCATAGAACAACTTTCTAAAGCCGGTGGCGCTGGCAAAATTACCATGCAGGGTGGGGGTGGTAACCTTACTGCTGTTATGGCAGACGGAACTACGATAAACAAAGATGCAAGGCACATAAACTTTACGGGTGCTGGTGTTTCAGTGACTAAAGGCAACCGAGGCAAAGTTGATATTAATATTCCCGGCGGAGATGCCGATGGTGGATTTACTGCGGGCCTTTATTCTAGTGATCCGATTGAACTATCCCAAGTCTTTTTTAATACTGATGTCGGCGAGTTTAATATACAAGAAGGCGCAGCAATTGATATAAGCATGACTAGTCCAAGCTCCGGCGTCAAGTACACGATAACGGTGCAGAAGGAAACCCGTGATGCAATTGCAGCAAACACCTCGTCTATATCCGGCCTTGCTGAAGACGGAGATACTGTTGTCGATGGCGGCGAACTTTAGAAATTAACAAAGGATATATCATGAATAATAATGATTTACCAACAGAGTACCAGAATTTTATACACCTTAGCCGATATTCCAGATGGATAGAAGAAGAGGGTCGCAGAGAAACTTGGAACGAAACCGTATCAAGATATTTTGATTTCTTCGAAGAACATCTAAAAGAAAATAACAACTACAAAGTAACAAAGAATGACCGCAAGGAACTTGAAGAAGCAATCCTTAATCAATCGGTAATGCCTTCTATGCGCTCTCTTATGACAGCAGGTGATGCACTCAAACGAGATAATGTTGCAGGATACAACTGTGCGTATTGTACTGCTGGTAGGGTACGGTCGTTTGATGAAATAGTTTATATTTTAATGTGTGGAACAGGAATGGGGTTTAGTGTAGAACGAGGATTCCTCGACAAACTCCCAACAATTTCTGAAGACTTTGAAAAATCAGACACAACCATAGTTGTTCAAGACAGCAAAATTGGTTGGGCAAAAGCATACAAAGAACTAACATCGCTTTTAATTGGTGGTCAAGTTCCAAAATGGGACTTGTCAAAAATTAGAGAAGCAGGTTCAAGACTAAAAACATTTGGTGGACGAGCTTCGGGCCCAGGCCCCCTTGAAGATTTATTCAACTTCACCACAAACATGTATCAAAATGCAAGAGGAAGAAAACTAACATCAATTGAAAGCCATGATATTATTTGTAAGATTGCAGAGATTGTAGTTGTTGGTGGTGTTCGTAGGTCTGCATTAATTTCTTTATCCTCATTGACGGATGAACGAATGCGTGGTGCAAAAACAGGACAGTGGTGGTATGAGAACGGACAACGAGCATTAGCAAACAACTCTGTTGCATATAAATGTAAACCAGAGATGGGAACATTTATGGAAGAATGGTTGTCGTTGTATAAATCTAAATCTGGAGAACGAGGAATCTATAATAGAGAAGCCGCACAGAAAACGGTTGAGAAACTCGGAGAACGCAGAGATGCGAATCACGACTTCGGAGTTAATCCGTGTTCAGAAATTATTTTGCGTGACAGACAGTTTTGTAATTTGTCTGAGGTGGTAATCAGAAAAGAAGATACAATCGAAACACTCAAAGAGAAGGTGCGACTAGCAACAATTCTTGGAACTTGGCAATGCACGCTAACAAATTTCCGATACTTGTCGAGTGAATGGAAAAAGAACTGTGAAGAAGAAAGATTACTTGGTGTTTCTTTGACAGGTATTATGGACAACGACTTAACAAATGGTAACAAAGGTGAAAAGAAACTGATTGAGTCACTAGAAGAACTTCGTCAGGTTGCAATTGATACAAATAAAGTATGGGCAAAGAAATTCAAAATCAACGAATCGGCTGCCATTACTTGTGTTAAACCATCGGGTACTGTCAGCCAATTAGTTGATGCATCATCTGGTATTCATACCCGACATGCAGAGCATTATATTCGTACTGTTCGTGCAGATATTAAAGACCCATTGTGTCAATTCATGCAACAGAAAGGGTTTCCTTGTGAACCAGATGTAACCAAACCAGAACACACAATGGTATTTTCTTTCCCTATAAAATCGCCAGAGTCTTCAATTTTCCGCAATGACAAAACGGCTATTGAACAATTGGAACATTGGTTAATTTATCAACGACATTGGTGTGAACATAAACCATCTGTGACAATTTCTGTACGAGAAGATGAATGGTTTGCGGTTGGTGCGTGGGTGTATAAATACTTTGATGAAGTGAGTGGTGTTTCGTTCTTGCCACACAGTGAACATATTTATAGACAAGCACCATACCAAGAGTGTACATCCAAGGAATATAAATCACTCCTTAAAAAAATGCCCAAGGAAATCGATTGGAGTGAATTAAGTGATACAGAACAAGAAGATAACACAACAGGAATGCAAGAACTTGCGTGTAGCGCTGGGTCATGTGAACTAGTAGATATTATAAATTGATAAAATAGAAAACTATTTTATTATCCTCCCGAATCGGTCGTTCTTTTATGTGCGGCCGTTTCTTTTTTACAAATTGTTGATTTTCTGTATTTTCTCCATACATATTAATGGAGGATAATAAAATGTGCAGGTACTTAATCCTGTTTGTAATGCTTGCCATGACTGCCTGCGTTAATACACCAACTGTAAGTAGTCCGGCATTTATATCTGAACCAGAAGAAAGTCTCTCAGTAACAGGATTTGTAAATACTGATCCTACCAATGACCCATGGCCACAAGTTGGGGTTTTACTGGATGAAGATATGCAGACCTCATGTACTGCGACACTGGTTGCACCAAATATTGTTTTAACTGCCCACCATTGCATCATTGATGAACATGATTATTATTTTGAATTGTTTGATGGAAGGTTGTATAAAATACAAGAAATTATTAAATATCCAGAAAACATATTTGATATAATACACAACGATTGTGCTCTTTTGGTTTTAGAAGAATCAATTTACGATATCGACCCATTGAATATCGCATCAGAAAATTTTATGACTAAAGGATATCCAATAGAGGTTGTAGGATATGGTGGTGGATGGAAGAAACACAGCATCCCAGGCGAGTTTTGGTATTATGGTGTTTTGGTTGGAGAGGAATCATATTTTAAAACAATACCATTTAAATCTACCATATGGTTTGGCGATTCTGGTGGCCCAGCAATTGCTGTTTTAAATGATAGTAAATATATTGTTGGCGTCATTGCCAGCTTTACATTTAGTAACGGTGTCATAATAGAAAATTCATTTTCTAGAGTTGACAAAATATACGATTGGTTGAATTCTAATATCACGGACAAATCGGTCTGTGAGGAAGAGGTTATTGATGAACGACAAGTGGAAAGAGTGGTTGGATAATAAGATATACTTGATTTCAACGCCTGTTGGTGCTGGTGTGGGTATATTATCTTTTGCTGTAGGAATATTAATAGGAAGATTAATTTTATTATCATTATGATGAAAAAGAGAATAGATAGATTGTTAAAATTATTACGGATGGATGGAAATGTCACAGAGCGTATTGGAACTGCTGTTATTATTATCATTGGTTTTCTTATCGGATTGCATGTCGGACGGCTCCTCCTCCAAGTAATATAAATAGTACTAGGAGATTATATCATGAACATTGCCGGAATAGATTATAGTTTAAGAAGCCCTGCTATTTGTTGTTTGCATGGTAAGAAATGGGAGTGGAGAAATTTATCCTTTTATTTTCTCACAGACCAAAATTCAAAAGCTAAAACCTTTATTCACAACATTCATGGTGAGAGATTGTGTTCGTGGAATCACGATGCAGAACGATATTGTTCTATTGCCGATTGGGCCCAAGAAAAGGTTCTGGGTTGTCAAGAAATTTCGCTCGAAGGATATTCTTACGGTTCACAAGGAAAAGTATTTCATATTGCCGAAAATACAGGGATTCTTAAATATAAAATGTACAAAGATGGAATTCCTGTAACGGTTTATACTCCCGCAGAAATTAAAAAGTTTGCAACCACAAAAGGTAATGCTGACAAAAAGCAAATGTATGAAGCGTTTGTAAAAGAAACCAATAAACAAATAATGTATCCTATCATGCCCAAGGCCAAAAAGATAGGAAATCCCGTATCTGATATTGTTGATGCCTACTACATATGTAAGAAGTTGTTTTATGAAATAGCAGAACGGAAGTTAATGAAATGATAGAAGTACTAAATAGTATAGTTGCTGCAGCCGTAGTTGGTGGTGTAGCCATGTTATGGAAAATTGGAATCGAATTGACCAGACTTCGTGTGATCATCTCTAATCTAGAATCAGATATTAAAGAGATTAGAAGAGATATCGATGACATAGAAGAAGACATCGATGAAATGGGAGAGAAATAATGTTATCGGCATTCCTAACACCAGAATTTTTAACACTGATTGCAAGTAGCGCAACAGGATTCCTGTTTCGTTTTTGGTCAGAGAAAAGAAAAGATCAAAAAGCATTGTTCGAACGAGCAATGGCTAGGTCACAACGACAAGATGAAAGTGCTGATTTAGCAGTACAACGAGTAAGTGTTGATGCTGGTAAAGTAGTTCGCCGTACCATTGTTGTTACAATATTGTTCGGTACTATTATCGCTCCATTTATTCTTCCTTTCTTTGGCATTCCAACCGTGGTTGAAGTAACTGAAACAACAGGAACATTCTTGTGGGTGTTTGGTGGAGATACTTCCATCAAGTTCCAAGAAGTATATGGATATCTCTTTACAGAAGAGAACCGACAAATTCTATTGACTGTTGTAGGATTCTATTTTGGTAATGCGGCAGGGAAGGCCTCGACATGAGAAACCTATTATTTGTAATGACTTTATTGTTGTGTGGTTGTGGTGGAGCAATTAAAGTTGTCCCTTCAGAACCCGTAGGGCAAATTCCTAGAAATTATAACCTACAACCTCCCACATCTAGCAACTATAACACACCAAACGAAATACAACCAAAAGAAACAACACCATCCAATAATTGGATAGTGTTGTGGTTGGGTTCGATTGCGATTGCGGGATACGCAACCTACCGTACATTCAAAAAGAAGTAATTACTTTCTTCTATTGTGTTTGAGTCTTTGGTCGTTTAATCTACGGCGAAGGAACATCAGGTCACCAGTTTCTTCATTCTTGATAATGATTGGAGACTTCGGATTTCTTAAAGAATATCTCTTGATGGTCGCACCTTGTTCTGATTCTTGAGCAAAGAACTTATTCCATCTTTCATTCTTTCTTCGGCCTTTACTGCATCTATTGAAGTCTGCGTTACTTACCGTAAAGATTTGAGAATCGGTATACTTATCTAATTCATCACATCGTTTCTTCTTCTTCTTCTTGCCCATATCTGTTGGGTCAGTAAGTGTACCAACACTTCCTGTAGTTGTTGAAATTTCTTCTTCGACACCTTCACCAAGTTCTTTCATGACAAGTTTCATTTCTTTCTTCTTGTCGGGTGGAAGGTTTTTTAGTTTCTTTAACTTCTTCATAATCCTATCAACGGCATGTTTAGTTAAATACTGAACATTATTTTTGTCTAGGTATGGGCCACCAGTTTCTTCGAATGAATTAGCCATCCATGCAAGAAGTTCTTTGCCTTTGTCACTCATCTTCGGGATTCGTGGGTCGCTGTCGTAGGGGCCCGATTTGCCTTCTTGCATAGTTGCAGCCCTTTCCCATTGTTCTCTATTTGTTTTCATTTGTTTTTCCTTTAAGTGCCATGCCAGTGCCCACAAATCATCCAGTTTTGCTTCTTTCTTCAATGAGGGTTTTAAATTCCCACGCATAAGAACTTCAATTGTATGGGCATCTACTTTCATAATCTTAGCAATTTGTTCGGCACTCTTTCCTTGCTTGATAAGCATATGAAGTTCTTTCATTTTGCCTTCATCCAGTTGTTCAACGGATTCTTTTACAACTTCGATTTTACCAAATCTTTTCATTTGATTACTCACGATATTTGCACCAAGTGGAACTTCAATAATTCCAAGTTTTCCTTTTAGTT